AACCTGGAAGAAAATTTCCTTAATTGCAAGTCCGGTCTTGTTCGGAACGTTGCAATAGGCACTCAAATCAATGCGCCCATAAACGGTTTCCAGCCCGCCATCTCCGTCCAGTGTAAATTCCATCCTATCACGTAAAATTACGTCTCCTTGGTTTTTCGCCATGTCCCCTTCCAGGAAGAACCGGTTAATAAACTGGTGTAAAAAGTAAACTAGTTGCTTACGTCTGCATTAGGTGTAAAAAAAACACTACCGGATTTACATAGGACAACAGGTTCGGGAAGGCACCAGCCGGTTATACCGAAGGAGTCGCAGTGACCCCCGTGAGAAGGGCGAGTGGCTCCTAGGTTGCCGGTTTAGGAAGTGAAAAAATGTTACAGGAAATAACAACAATATGGTTCCTGGCGCTGATGGCGCTAGGATTGGCAGCGAAGAAGAAAAAACCGGTATTTGGTCAATTGACTTTGACCGGAGAGATGGCGCTTGATTGGCTCAAGCCTGGAAGCACCATCATAGCGGGAAAAATAATGATAGGACAACAGGGCGCCTTCCCGGAATATAATATCCCGGAATGGGCCCAGGAACGCACGTCAGAATTGGGAATAATCGTTCATGCGAATGAGCACTTGAACCCAATGCTGGTGACACAAAAATCCGTCCTCAAGGCCCTGGAAGCAAAGTGTTGCGAGTGGGAAGAAGAGGGTGCAAAGTGCTACGTCGAAAAGAAGGGATCGAGCCAACGTGCCGTCCTTGAATTCGGTGAGGGTCAAATTGAATTGACGTTTGACCGTTCCAAGAATGGCGGTAAGTTTGCGCCATACACGATGACGATTACCGAAAAGTGATTTAGAGCATCGCACGTGAGATTGGGCGTCCTGGTTCTTCGGAGCCAGGGCGCCCTTTTTTTTTTTAGAAACTCGCCTTCTCCCTTCGGACAACCGGCATTGATCCAGGAAGTATCAAAATTAAGCCGTTTAAGGGGTGTTTAAACGATTTGTTTAGTAGTTCCTAGGTGATGGTAGCCTAAACGAGTTTAATTCAATTCTATGACTGTTTAGAGACGAAGTCTCATAGTACCAGGCATCGGTCAATTCAACCGGATGCCCGAAGGAGAGGGGGAGAGCCAGGCGGAAGTGAGAAAATGAAGTACCTGGCTCTCGTAAATATCACGTAACCACTGAAGCCGGGTTCCCGTCTTTGTCATACATGACCGTGTTTCCACTGCCTGTATACTTTGTCGGTGGCGGATAATCTCTTATTGGCCCAGACGAAACCCCAGACACAGAATTAACAGTTATCCATTCCGGAATGTTGAACGGTTCTCCGGTTCCAAAAGCAGAATCGAACGGAACCATATTGGTCGCTTGCTTGTATCGTTCTCGGAAGGCATCCTGTGACATCATCGCTTGATAGTCCCTGGAAGCAACTTTGTTGTAATATCGAAGGACGTTTGTTGAATTAATCATAATTTCCGGTCTAATGCCACCAAACAACCAAGAAGGGAAAGAACGTCCCGCTGCCGAATCGACCGGGTTGATGAAGTTGCCAGTCGTCGTACGTATTCTTGCCTGGGCTTCTAGCATTTCTTTGTAGGTTCCCATCGAACGTTCCAAAACCCCGGCCCTGGTCTTCTTCATTTCAATATAAAATGACTTGTTGATCGTATTAGTTCGACCGACTCCGCCCCATACTTGAATGACTGTTAAGTACAAATGAGGCGTGTACCAGGTAGAGGGTGTTAGTAACTCCAAATTGTGGTTAGGAAACTCGTCATAAATTACCTGGTCGTTAGACACAGGATTCGTATTTCCACTCGTTGTGATTTCAACGGATTTGAATAACGTTGTTCGGTCGCCAGCAAAGGGGCCCATTTGTGAAAACGTCGTCGTCATTAATTCGTTAATTCCCCAGGGCATATTTACCAAAACAATGGGGTACGGTGTTACGTAAGTCAATTGGCCGACCCAGGGATTAACGTCGTCCTCGTTACGTTGGACAATTTGTCCGTTATCGTCGAAGACTTGAACGTTCTTTACCTGGTAACGATAGCCTTCTTCCAGGTTTAGTTTCTTTTGCATTATTCGGTATTCACCGACTGATTCCGTGTCCCAATCGTCGAACGTCCCTACCAGGACTTCGCGAAGATCAATAAGAGGCATTTACTTCTTCCCCCTTCGATAGTTTTGTCCCATCTTCTTCAAGTTTAATTGACCCTTCTTTTTCCCGGATTTAAAGAAGACCTGGTTCTTCTTATTCTTGATGTATTTGTGCCAGGCAGAAAGTTTTCGCTTTGGCTTCGTTTTAACAGCGTCTAGCATATCAACAACTTGAACCGATTCCATGTAATCGGTTTGGGTTACAGGCGCAATCAATTCGCCCTCTTTAATGAAGATTTGAAAGGTCGGTTCACGGCCTTGTAGCATAGCAGAATACTGATAGGCTGGAATTGCAATCATATCAATAGGAGTAATTCGTTCACCGTCTGCAAGCACGAACCCAATGAGCCCTCCGGCGATAGCACCAGGCACGCCACCAACAGCACCACCAATAATAGCGCCCTCGGCCGCTGAAATATACGGGTTGTCAAGGACGTCCGTAGCACGTTCTGTAGCAACAGCGCCGGCGCCAAGTTTGGCTTTTTTTCCGATGTCTGATTTCCCGGCTTTTCGGAGTCCTTTTGCGACAATCTTTCCAGCCTCCTTTACCACTTTACCTTTAGGCATCTAAAACGCCTCACAGGTCTTGGGCTTGAGTCAATAATGCGTCCATTCGATCTTGAGTAACTTTGACTGGTTCGGCAATCATTAGAATATCTATTTCCAGTGTCGCATTTTGGTTGCGTTCCCAGTTATCAACAGCGACCCCAATCAACAAATCAGAAACCAGGGTGTAACCTTCCGGATGCAAGTCTAAAGGGCCGTACCAGGTGTCAGTGAACCAATACGATGTGCCATTACCAGCGCCACCGTTCGGAGAGGTTGTTGATGAGTATTCTTTGACGCAAATAACGTCGGGTGACGCAATGCCGACATCAGCCAGGGATTGATATGCCCTGGATGTCGCCACGATTTTGAGTCCAGCAGTGCTTCCGTTGTTATCTTCGTAGTCACTAATTGGATCCCAAATTCCAGTGTTGGGCAAAGTGCCCGACGCTTGTTCTCGAACCTGGAAGAAAATTTCCTTAATTGCAAGTCCGGTCTTGTTCGGAACGTTGCAATAGGCACTCAAATCAATGCGCCCATAAACGGTTTCCAGCCCGCCATCTCCGTCCAGTGTAAATTCCAT